GGCTTTGTTTGGTTTACTGGAGTTGTCGAAGATCGCAATGATCCAGATGCACTTGGTCGTGTTCGTGTTCGTTGTCTTGGTTTTCATACAGAAGATTTAGTTGACTTACCCACAAACAAGTTGCCGTGGGCTCATGTTATGCATCCAGTTACAAGCCCATCTATGCAAGGATTGGGTAATAGTCCTTCTTTTCTTGTTGAGGGTAGTTGGGTAATTGGTTTTTTCAGAGATGCAATAGAAAAACAACAACCTATTATTATGGGAAGTCTTCCAGGCATACCAAATACATCACCAGACCCAACAAAAGGTTTTAATGATCCTCGTGGCACAACTGCAATTCAAGATGAATATGCTGGTTCTCCAGTATATGGGCCATATCCAGTTGATGGGTTTCTTGAAACTGTGCCATCTGGACATGACTTAGGTGAGTCAGATACAAGTAGACTTGCACAAGGTGAATATTCAGAAGAACATCAGAAACTTATTGATAGACGAGCTAACAGACAAACAGACATAAACATAGGAACTCAACCATACCTATCTACAGTATCAGATGCTGCAGTTTTAGAAGTTCGTGGAAGATTTGCTGAACCACACCCAAAAAATATTGATTATAATTTAGAGGACTCAGATAGTTATGGAGATTATGTTTCTGGTAAGTATCCTTACAATCATGTATTTGAATCTGAGTCTGGACACATAACAGAAATAGATGATACACCAAATGGAGAAAGAACTTTCCGACAACATACTTCTGGAACATATGAAGAAATAATTGCAGATGGAACTAAGACAGTTAAAGTCATTGGTGACAACTATGAAATTATTGCTGGTGGTTCTAATGTATATATCGGTGGTGCAGTTAATCTAACAGTCGCTGGAACTGTTCGCCATCTTATAAAAGGTGATTATCATTTAGAAGTAGAGGGAAACTATACACAGAAGATATTTAAGAATTTTAGAAGAAAAGTTGGTGTTGGTGAATCTGGTGGAAACGTAGAAGAAGAAATAAAAGGTAATCATGCATTTAATATTTCTGAAAATGTTAAGGGTCGTATTGGTGGTAATGTTGATATAACGACAGAAGGTGATGAACAAAGAATTAATAATGGAACATATAAGTTAATCGCAAAGAGTAATATCTTTGTTGCAACAACTGGTGGTACATTAACACTTAATGCAAGTGGTGATGTTTCTATTGACACTACCTCTGGTATTATGGCAATCAAGTCTGGTACAACTTTAAATATGAAGTCTGCAACTGCAATGACTATTGCTTCAGAAACAACTATTGATACTGATGCAACGAGTTCAATTACAATTGATGGAAGTACAATCAATCTTAACAATGGTATAAAAGGTGCTGCTCGTCTTGATGATACTGTGGATACTGGTGATGATCCAGCAGGAATATCTGGTTCAGATGGTTCTAACAAAATTGAGTCAGCATCTGCAACTGTGATTATAGGAGATTAGTAATGGCAAATTTTAAAATTCCAAATTTATGTGGTGCAAGTGCAGAACTTAATGCTGCATCATCAAAGATTGCAGATTTAGAATCAAAGATAGCTTCACAAATAGATGCAGTTGCATCTGAAGCTGCAGCTGCAGTTAATACTGCACTTGCAGATGTGAAGGCAGGACTTGATGGACTTGCATTAGATTTACCCTCAATTCCTAGTATTAATTTCCAATCAGAACTTACAAGTTTAGTAAGTGATTTTAATTTAACCACTCCACAAGGTCTTGCACAGTACACATCAAAACTTGCAGAACTAGAAAAGGACTTTGGAGATACACTTACTAAAGCTGGAAAATCTTTGGACAGTTTAATCACAGATGCTACTGCTGCCGTTTCTGGTGGTGGTGACCTTTGTGCAATTGCACCTAACCTTGAACTTCCAGCTGCTGGTGGAGATGTTGTAGAAAAAGCACAGGGTGTAAAAACTGCACTAAAAAATGCAGCAGATGAAGTAGAATCAACTGTTACAGTTAATGCAAGTGTTGAAACTAAAAAGACTGCACTTAAAGCAAAAGCTGAATCAGTTAAAACTGGAGAAGTGTTTGTAAAGGCAGACCCAATTAAAGATGTTGAACCAGTTGTTACTAAAATTGGTAAAACTGTTAAAGTAACCACTCCAACTAAAAGTACTACAACAACAACTGAAACTATTACAACAACAACTGGTGGTGGAAGTACAACAACATATGCAGCTCCAGTAGCAAAAAGAAAAACTCAATCAGATAATGGATTGTCAACTCGTTATAAACAAACTAGAGAATACTTTGTTTTAAAAGGTTCTATAAATGAAGAATATTGGAGTAGTGGTGGGAAAAGGTTTAATGAAGGAAAGAATAAGAAACATAAAGTAGTAGATGATATATCAAATATTAGATTAAAATATGATTATGCCGATATAAAGTATATGAGAGTCAAAGTTGGAGAACAGGCAGTTGACCTTACAGCAACAAAGTTAAAAGATTACTACGGAAGAAGAAAAGAAGATGGATATAAAAGATTAGATTATTCTAATGCTAGGAGAGGGAAGTCAGCTGATAAATTTAATGAATTAGACTTTGTGGGAGGAAGTATCCTTGCAGCTGATTCAAAGTTAGTTGAGATAATAGATTATGATACAGGGCAACCTCTTTCAGAAGGAAGTACAGCATATATTGTTTATTATTATTATGAAAAAGTAGACCCTAACTTTAGTGGTTAATCGTTATAAATAAAAGATAAAATAGGAGTCCATTAACAATGGCACAATATGATGCTGGTTCAAAGAATAACATTACAAGAAATGTTAGACAATACACAGACTTAGATTTATTCTTTGGTAAGAAGTCATCTAACTCTGATGTACAAGAAATAACTGATGTTAAAGCTGTGAAGCGTTCTATTCGTAATTTAGTTTTGTTAAATTATTATGAAAAACCTTTTCACCCAGAGATTGCATCTGGTGTTAGAGATATGTTATTTGAATTAATGACTCCAATAACAGCACAGATACTTGCAAGAAAAATAGAAGATGTAATTACTAATTTTGAACCAAGAGCAAGATTAGTTGGAGTTACAGCATTACCAGATTTAGACAAGAATTTATATGAGGTGTCAATAGAATTTTATGTTGTAAACCAACCTACAGAATTAGTTGATTTATCAATCATGTTAGAGAGAGTACGATAATGGCCGTTAATAATAGAAGACTTAAAGTTACAGAACTTGACTTTGATAATATTAAAAGTAATCTTAAAACTTTTTTGAAAAATCAAACTCAATTTAAAGATTATGATTTTGAAGGTTCTGGTATGAACATTCTTCTTGACACACTTGCATATAATACACACTATTTGGGTTTCAATGCAAACATGGTTGCAAATGAAATGTTTCTAGACAGTTCATCACTTAGGTCGAGTGTAGTATCTCATGCAAAAACTTTAGGTTATGAAGTAAGTTCTCCAAGAGCTCCAACTGCTACAGTTAATATTTCTTTATCTACAGATGCAGCTTTTAAAACAATGCCAGCTGGAACTGTATTTACAACATCTATTGATGGACTTAATTATCAGTTTGTAACAGTATCAGATTTTACATCTTCTAACACAGGAAATAATATTGCATTTGACAGCACAAAAATTTATGAAGGAACTTATGTTACATCAAAATATCTTATTGATACTTCTGACATTGACCAACGATTTATTTTAACTGATCCTTCAGTAGACACAACCACACTTACAGTAAAAGTTCAAGCATCTGCAACAGATACCACAACCACAACATATACAAAGGCAACTGACATATCACAACTTACTGGTGCAAGTACAGTTTATTATTTACAAGAAATTGAAGCAGGAAGATTTGAAGTTTATTTTGGTGATGGTGTAATTAGTTCAGCTGTGTCTGACGGAAATATACTTGTATTACAATATGTTGTTACAAACAAAACTGCAGCTAATGGTGCAGCTGCATTTTCAACTCCATCTTCAATTGATGGAGTTACAGGAATTACAGTAACAACTGTAGCATCATCATCTGGTGGTTCAGAGGGTGAAACAATTGACTCAATAAAATTACAAGCACCTCTTGATTATGCAGCTCAAGGTCGTGCAGTTACAACAAAGGATTATGAAGTATATGTAAGAAAGTTATTTGCAAACGCACTAGCAGTTTCAGTTTGGGGTGGAGAAGATGGTAGTTATGATTCAAGTACTGGTGTTAGTTCAACTCCAGAATATGGTAAAGTTTTTATTTCAATAAAATCTACAACTGGACAAGCACTTACATCAGTCCAAAAATCAAATCTAGTTGCTGGATTAAGTCAATATAAAGTTGCCTCTATAACTCCTGTCATTGTAGATACAGAAACTACAAATATTATATTAACAACAACTATACAATATGATTCATCATCTACGACACTTACATCTGGTGCTATTGAAACATTAGTTACAACTACATTAACAGATTATAATGACTCAGAATTACAAAATTTTAATTCACCTTTTAGACATTCTAAACTATTAGGATTGATTGATAATACTGACACTTCTATTTTAAATAATACTACAACTGTTACTATGGGAAAATTATTTATTCCTACTCTAAATGTTTCTAAAGATTATACAATAAATTTTGGTAATAAAATATTCAATCCTCACCCAGGCCACAATTCAACTGCTGGTGGTGTTATTGCATCTACTGGATTTTATTTAAATAGTGTGACAACTACAATATACTTCTTTGATGAAGATGGTAGGGGTGCTCTTAGAATTTATTATTTAGTTCAAGGTGTAAGAACATATCAAAATAGTACGGCTGGTACTATTGATTATGCAAGTGGAATAGTTAAAATAAATTCATTTACAATGACAGGTATTGGAAATGTTGATGGAACTTCTTCTACACAGGTTCGTATAACAGCTGTACCAAATTCTTATGATATTGTTCCTGTACGAAATCAAATATTAGAAATAGATTTAGTGAATAGTAAAGTATCTGCTTCTGTTGATGCAACTGCAACAACAGGTGTAGGTTATACAACAACACAAACTGCAAGTGGTGGTTCAACAACAACTGTATCAACAACAAGTTCTACAGCTACAAGTTCTTCATCAGGTTCTTCATCAAGTTCTTCATCAAGTTCTTCTTCATCAAGTTCTGGATATTAATAAATGGCCGACCAGAAATCAAAATTTCTTACTAAAGTATCTC